ACGTTGCCCAGGGTGGGCAGCAGGTCTTCAATGTCGGTTACCGCTTGCGCCGACACGGGCGCGGCGGGTTTGTAGTCAAGGTAAGCGGCTACCAGCATGTGCACGGGCGGCTGCTCACGCCAATGCTTGTGAAAGGCTTGCAGGCGATGCAGGTCGAGCTGGGCTTCGGCCTGGTCCCAGGTCCAGCCCAGAACATGGCACAGGCCCGCAAAGACGCCGTCCCAGTCGATCAGGTCGATGGGTTGGCCAGCACCGCCTGCTGAGCTTCCCCCGGCTCTACCTCCGGCAGGGTGACGCCCCAGCAGGCCGAGAAGACGCTGGCAAAGTTCTCCAGGTCCACGATGTTTTCAATGTCGGCCAGGGTGACGCCCGGGTTGACGCGCACGGCGCAGGCTTGGGCCAGGGTGCAGGTCAGCTCCAGCATGTCGGGCGGCTCCAGCTGGTTTTGCCGGGCCGCGCTGATGGCGGTTTTGTGGTCGCGGATGGTGGCCGCCAGCAGCGGCCCCAGCACCAGGATGCCCGCTGCCAGTTTGAGGGTGATGGTTTTCATGTTACTCCGTGAAAACCAGATTACCCACGGCGTTGGTCACCGGGTCTGCATAGGCGACGATGTCCATGTTGGACATGGTGTAGTCGTCTTGCTTGGGGTCAAAGCCGAGCTTTTTGGCGGTGCACTGGCCCAGCCGGAAGTAGGCTTGCTTGCCTTGAAAGCGGCACGACAGGTCAAGCCCAAAGATTGGGATGGTGCCCATGGCGATGTTGTTGAAGGTGAGCGACTTGGCGCTGGCCAGGGTGTAGGTGTAGCCGTAAGAGATGTACACGACCTTGGCAACGTCGGCGGCGGCAAAGAGGTAGATGGCACCAGACAGGCTGTATTGCCCGGTGGTGGGGGCGCTGGCTACGCGCTGCATGGGCACGCCGTTGCTGTCGAGCACACCCAGGTCGCGCAAAAACGCGCCGGTGTTGGGCGGCGTGACGGTGATCTGGAACGGTGTAGAGGGGATGGCGGTGCCGGTGAGGTCTTCAACAGCGGCGGTCAGGGTGCCGGCAGTCATGCCCTGGCCCAGGAACAGGTCGCCAAAGATGCGCCCGGCGATTTGGGCAAACTTGGCTTTGACAGCCAGCTTCATCTTGCCACCACCCACAGCCACCGGGAAGGCGAGCTGGCCATAGAGTTCTTTGAGGTCGCGGTCGATCTCAAGCGAGACGTCGTTGAGGGTGCCGAACTTGATCGGCGTGGGCACGGCAATGACGTTGCCTGCTGCGTCGGACGTGGCGGCGCCCCAGAGAGTGCCGGTACCAAAGTGGTATTGCATGATGCGTTCCTTTCAAGGGTGTCGCGGGGTTGAGGAAAAAACAAAACTGATCAGGCAGCGCGGGTGATGTCAAAGGCGCTGGCCAGAAACACAAGCTGGTAATGCACGGTGAGCGTGCCCGCTGTGCGGTCGGCCTCTTGGCCTTCAAACGATTCACTCACGCGGCGCACATCACTGACCAGTGTCCACAGGGTGGCGTCGGTCATGAGTACGCCGTGGGCGGCCAGGTCGACCGGGTCTGCCAAAGAGTCCCAGGGATCGCCGCGAACAAAGATTTCAAGGGCCAGCTCAAACTGGTGCCGGTCTGCCGCGCTGGCCATGCGGCTGATGTTGTTGTTTTGCGGCACGATGACCAGGGCCGGGCTGTTGGCACGGGTCAGGCTGATCTCACGCGAGCGCGACACGCTGACGCCGCCGAGGGCTGCCGTGAGGGCAACCAGGACACGGGCCAGGGTTTGTTCGCGCAGGGATGACATGCTGGTTTACCCGATTGAGGGGTAGACGTAGGGCTGATCTGGTGCCGCCGTCTCTGGCGTGGCAACTTCAGCAATGGCATCTACTTTGTCGGCATGGGCCAGGGCGGCTTCGGCGTCAAGGTCGATGCTGTCGCCACCGGTCTTGACCGAGTTGTCGGTGTCGCGAAAGCTGTAGCCGGTTTTGATTCGGTATTGCATGGTTGGGCTCACTTGGATAGGGTCAGGTGGTTAAAGGTGCCGTCGTCCACCGACAGCACATCACGCACCACAAAGGCCTGAGCGTTGACGGTGATGCTGGTGCCGCTGGCAATGCCACCAGCGCTGACATCGCTGGCCTGGCAGATGAGCTCGTACATCGTTGACAGGACGTTGATGCCGCCCATGTTCATGGTTTCGTCCGGCGCGTTCAGGATGCCGACAAAGGTGTAGCTGCCTGCTGAGCAGGCAACGCCAAAGTCGGCCAGGAAGGTGCTGGTGTCTTCAGTGAACATGGTGCGCTGGCGTGCCGGTGTTTACGCCGCAGGGGCGGCGGGTGTAAGGCCTTGGGCTTGGGCCAGTGCAGCCACCAGGGACTGCACCAGTTCGGCGGGCTCGCTGTTGGCATGGGCAGACACAAAGGCGGCTTTCTCAGCAGCCAGGGCGTTGGCACGGTCTTTTTCGCTGGCGAACTCGATCTTGTGGGCGTGTTGCGCGGCTTCGTCTTCTTCAAGGCTGACTTCTTCGCCGCCGGTGAAGGTGCGCTCGTACTTTTCGCCAGTGCTCTTGGTGATCTCCTGGAAGACGATAAAGCCTTCGCGAACAATGTATTTTTTGGCCATGGTGGGCTCCTGTTAAATGGGGTTGTGGCTTGCTGCACAGCACTGCACACCAACGGTGTGAGGTGCCGTGCACTGGGATGGCTTTAGGACGTGAGGGCGTCCGACATGACCGAGAACGACGCGGCGTGGCGCACGCCAATGTCGAGCGACTGCAGGGCGCGCAGCAGCACACCACCGCTCTTGTAGGCAGCAGCGTCGTACGGGTTGGGCACGATCTCCAGCACGCCCCATTCACCGATGAGCAGCTCGCTCCAGGCGCCGAAGAAAATCTCGGAGCACACAGCGCCGCTGGTGCCTTTGACCAGCGTGGAGCGGGCCTGGTTGGAGCGGGCTACGGTGTAGCCGTTGAGCTCGCCCGGGGTGCCAGACTGGGCACCGACGCTAGACCCTGTCCACAGGTATTGGCCGGTCGTGCTCTTGAGCTTTTTGGCCGAACCAACTACCTTGGCGTTGGTCAGGTAGGCCAGGTTGCTCTCGGGCGCATTGGCTGCGGTGACGGCTGTTTCAAGGTCGATGAATTGGTCAAGGCTGACGGCCAGGCCGTTGGTACCACCCACTACCGAGCCGATGCCCGACACGTTGGCAATGCCGCGCGGTGTGGCGCCGGTGCCAACGCCAGACAGCGCTGCCAGGTCAATGCCCAGGGCCATGGCGGGCAGCATGTCGGCACGCGCAATCATGTCGATGTCAGGCGTGGCCTGCATCAGCATGTTGCGGGTGATCAGGCTGTAGGTGCCAATGCTTTTGAGCGAGAGACTGACTTTGTCAAAGGTGGCTTCGGCCTCGGTGGTGTCCACACCCTCAGCCACCCAGAAGGTGGCGGTCTGGCCAGTCTGGCGCGGGATGTCCACGTTGCCAACCAGGCCGCTGAGCACGGTGGCGCCGAGCTGCATGACGCGGGCTTTGTTGCGCAGGACTTCAATGAAGCTGCCAGCCAGCAGGTTGGTGGCTACCATGGTGCCGCCAGTGACGCCTGCACCTGCTGTGCCCACGGTGTACGCGGCACGCAGATTGGTGGGCACAAAGAAGCCCATCTTGTCAGTGGGGGCGCGGCCGGTGCGCTTGGCGATTTCGTTGGAGCACTCCAACTCAAAACCGGCGCCGTCCCACTTGCCAGAGATGGCGGCGTTGACGGCACGCATCATGCTGTAGTTGGCTTTTTCTTTGGTGGACAAATCCGGATTGGGGGTGTCGCCAAAGTCGGCCACGGTACCGGACTTTTGGGCACGCTCGAGAACCACGTCGGCGGCGGTGAGGCGGGCCTGCTCGATGCTGGCACCGCGCTGGATGAGCTGCAGGCGAAGCTCTGGGCTGAGCTTGTATTTGCGGCTGAGCGCGTCGATCTCGGTCATGCGGGCGCGTTCGGCTTCGGCACCGCGCTGCTGTTGTGCAGCCGGGTCGGTACCGCGGGCGGGCGTGCCGTTTTCGATGACGGTTGCCGCAACCGAAGAGGCAGCGGTGGAGCCGCCACCGGCGGGGGCGCCGTCGCCCTGGACCTGCTCAAGCAGGCGTTGTTTACGAAGGTTCATGAAAGGCTCCTGAGGTTGATGTGATGGAGAGGAATGCGCCACAGGCGCGGGAGAACCGGCTACTACTCGTTGGAGTTGCACGCCGTTGGCAACGTCAGTGCTGGCATTGCGGCCAACTCCAACGGTGGGGTCTGCTGGCACGGTGACCAGCGAGATTTCGAGAGGCTCCCAGTCCACCGCAGTGATGGTGTCGGCCTCGGTGTCTTCGAGCCATTTGTAGACCCGGTACTGAAAAGAGACGTTGACCAGGATGCCGTCGGCGGTCTGGTTCATGGCCCAGGTGCCGCGCTCGTCCTTGCCAAAGCGCACGGTGGCACGCCCGGTGGCGGCGTCGCAGGTGATGGAGTCGACCACGCCCAGCAGATCATCACTGCGGTGGTTGTAGAGCAGCGGCATGGTTTGCTGGCGTACACCGGTGCGCATGGCGCCGGGTGCGTGGCTGAGGATCTCGGTGCCGTACCACATGTCCACAGGTTCTTCAGAGCTGAAGGCGAGTTGCGTGGTGCGGCTGACCTGGTCAATGGGGGTGCTGCGTTGACCGCCCTCGCCGCTTGCCAGGCGCAGTGTGGCGGTGCGCACTTGGGGCGTCAGGGTGTCTGGCAGTTGTGGTTTTTTCATGGCTCGGCCTTGGGGTTGGTTGCGGTGTCGTCTGCGCCGGCGTCGTCATCACCTGGCTTGGCTTCGTCGCCGGGCTTGGTGTCGTCGTCCTGGACGGGCTTGTCTTCGGTGGTGGCGGCAATGCCTGCAGCCGGTGCCGCCGGGTTTTGGTCCTGGCCTTTTTCGGTGACCTGCGCCGGGTTGGTGTCAAACACCAATCCCATGTCGTCGGCCATGTCGCGCTCCATCTCGAAGCGCTTGAAGGTGTCTTCAATGTCGGAGTCCGGACTGGTCTGGCCAATGACGTCGCCGACGGTCATGAAGCCGCAGCGCACGGCCATCTTGTAGGCGGCAACTTCTTTGGCCGGGTCGATCCAGCTCCAGCCGCGCGGCTTGTAGCGCACGGCCTGGTATTTGGCCGAGTTGCTGTAGTAGTCGGCGCCCAGTTTGACGGCGCCCACCAGGGTGGCAGCGTCCAGAAACTCGCGGTGCACGTCCTGGCGCAGGTTGCGGCAGATGAAGCCTTGCAAAACGCGGTACAGGTCGCGGTCATCCAGCAGGCCCATGCGGCTGCCGCTGTAGTTGCTTTGGCTGTAGTCGCGGCTGCCGCTCTCGTAGCTGATACCCACGCCTACGAAGATCTTGCGTAGCATGTAGCGCAGGAACGGGTCGACCGCCGGGTTGGGTGAGGCGCTGGCGTACGAGGCTACATCTTCACCAGGCAGCAAGGTCTGCCAGGTACCGGGCTCGGTGTCGATCATGTTGCGCCCGTTGACCTTGCCGTCGCCAGCCAGTGGCTCGGGCGACTTGATGAAGCCGACGATGTTGGCACTGGCGCGGGCCTTGACAATCTCGGCATCTTCATAACCGCCCACGTTGTGCAGCGTCTTGAGGGCGGCGTGAAACCATGGCTCGCCGCGCGTCTGCGGCCAGCGGTCAATGATGTACAGGTGAATGATGTCTTCTGCCGGCACGCGGATAAAGCGTGAGGGCTGAAAGCTGGTGAACTGGTAATCACCCGGGTGCGTTGGGCTGAACCAGTAGGCTACCGGGCGGTGCCATTCATCGATCTCGACGCCCATGCGGATGGCGTTGCCGTTTGGGGCCCGGGCGGTCTGCCAGTTGTCCAGCAGCAAGTCGGCTTCCATGACCTCAAGCGCCAGCGGGATCTGGCCGCCACCAAAGGGCTTGCGAATCTTGCGGAAGATGCACTCACCGGCGGTGACCAGTTGGCCCATAGCAAAGCGCTCGATCTCGGCAAAGCTGAGCATGCCAGCGGTGTGGCAGGTGGTCTTTTCAGTCCACGTACTCCAGACTGCTTCAATGTTGTCATTGATTTTGGTTTGCAGTTTGCCGCTGGCACTCTTGACTTGGGCCTGCATACCGATACCCGTGCCGATGACGTTGTTGGTGATGACGCGCACGACGTGCTTGGCATACTCGTTGTCGCGCACCAGCTGGCGGCTGCGGCTGCGCAGGATGCGCAGGCTGGTGAGGATTTCGCTGTCGGCGCTGGTGTTCATGGCCGACCAGTCGCCAGTCAGGCGGTTGACCGAGGCACCACCATAGGCCCGGGACTGCTCTGCCAGGCGGGCACGCTGCAAGGCGGCACCGCGGGCAGCAACGCGCTGGGCGTTCCACTGGGTGAGCACCTGGCTGCGCTTGATGGTCAGGTCGGGCACCACACTGCCGGTTGGCAATGCCACACGGGGGGCGCTCTCCCAAGCTCTTGCGGTGTTGCTCATTGAGGCCTCACAAATCGGGTGTAGAGGTTGCGCGGGTTGCCCATGCCGTTGGCAACTGAGGTGGCTGATTGCTCTGCAAGTACTTTGGCTTTCCAAAAGCTGTGCAGGGTCATCAGGTCGCCAATGGTCTGGAACTCCATGGAGCGCCCGCCGATGTCGTACTTTTTGACCTTGCCGCCGGTGGCGTTGAATGTGGCCATGGCGGCTTCACACGCTTCAAGGGCGAGCTGCGCAAAGCTGCGCGGATCAAAGCCACCGCCCTGCAGGATGACGTTGGGCGTAATCACAGAGCGGCCAGCGCCGATGGTGATGCGCTCGATGCCACTGGTGACAATGGCCGTCCAGGTGTAATTGCCAGCACCCAGGGCAGCGCTGGCAGTAGCCGTCAGGGTGGTGCTCCAGCCCGCGTCGGACGCGGTGCTGCTCAGGTCCAGCGCCGACTGGCCGCGCAGGTAGTAGTGCAGGGTCCAACTGATAGCGTCAGCAGTGCGACCATCCGGCAGGATGACAGGGTCATCCGTCCAGGTGGCGCTGTCTCCTGAGGGTAGGGTTTCAAAGATGTTCATGCGTTACCAGCTTTTGGCGCTCCAGCCACCACGTTTTGGCATTGGAGCGGGTTGTTTTTTAAGCACTGGTGCAGGTGTCTGCACCACGGTTTCGGGCTTGCCAGGCCCCGGGTTGTCCGTTCCCTCGTTCAGGTTGTTGTCAACCTCGGCCGCGCGGGCGTTTATCTCGCTGTCATTGGTTTGTGCTGATTTGGGCAGCACAGCAGCAGGCGGCGCTTCGCCAAACAGGGCGGGTTGTTTGATGATCGATTCCTCAACCTCCCAGCGCTCTGCTCTCCATAAATTGACTTTCATGCTGCGGGCCGCGTGCAACGCATAGACCTCACAGTCCAGTGCTTCGTTGCGCCGGCCTGACTTGCACTGCCATACCAACCGGCCACGCACGCTCTTGTGTGGCACCTTGACTTCGGCGGTGATCTGCTCGTAGTAGTCTGGGCGCACGCTGCGCATCCAGTGCATCCGGCCAGGGCCACCACCATCGAGCTTGATGCGCCCGCCTTGTGCGTCAACACCCAGTATCAAATCCTTGGCAGCCTGCGTGCCCACCATGTACGGGCGGATGCCTGACGGGTGCGGTTTGTGCCGGCCGTTGGTGTCGATGCTGATTTTTGGCGAGCTGAAAATGTCTTTGCCGATATCTGCAGAGCGGCCTTTCACCGCCATAAAACCCCGGTTCAAACGCCGGCGAACGTAGCTGTAAACGGCGTCTTGTGTCTGGCCGTCTGAGCTGTCAATGCTCGCCGATCGGATCCGCAACATGGCCCCGCTGTCATGCTGAAAGCCACCGGCCAGTAGCTGGTCCAGGTCCCACCAGGCACCCGACTGCAGCTGGTTCATGCTGCCGTCATCATTCCAATGGACCATGAGCGTGCGCCCTGGTATCTCACCCCACCACACCAGCCAGCTTTCTTCACCACGGCCCCAGGCGCGGATCACGATGGCCAGCCGGTCATGCTGCACGTCGACTCCCGCTGTGAGCACCACACCACCGAAGGGTACGGTCAACTCGGCGTAATCCTTGGCACGCAGCCGCAGTTTTTCAGCATCAGGCACGGTGCTCTGGTACGCATACGCAAGGCCTTCGGTGTTGTTCCTGAAGCTGCGCAACTTGGTGTCGTCGCCGTTGGCCAGGGCGTGCTTGGCGGTCAAGTTCTTTTCAACCAGGCGCGCCATCTTGGATCCGGGAAACGGGCTGTACAGCTCGTTGATGTAAAACCCGGCAATCCCATGGAACGCGGCCGAGGCCTTCCACACACCCAGGCGCACCGCGCGCATTTTCTCGGCGTCGGTCCACAAGCTGCCACAGTGCGGGCAGCAGTAGCGCGCGGTCTCGGGCATCGCACTGCCAAACACTTCGTGCGACTGGCTCGGGTCGCTGGTCCAGCGCACCTGCTCCCACATCAACACCTGACTCTCGCCACACGACGGACACGGTACCCAGAACTCACGCTGGTCGCTGCTCTTGTAGGCGGCATCAATGCGGCTGAAACCTTCAACCGTCGGCGTGCCACCAAAGATCACCTTGCGCCTGGTGTAGGACTTGGTACGCTCTTCCAGCAGGGTGATGGTGTCGCCCTGGTCCTTCACATTAGTGTTGCAGTCGTCCGGTTCCTCTACCGCCACCACGGGCGCCGGCGTCGACTTCACAGAACTCGGGCTGTTGGAGCCCACCAGTTTCAAAAACCCACCAGGAAACGATTTGAAATCCCAGCGGTTGTTACGGTCGCGCACCATGTGGATCGGGATCCGCTTCGCCAGGTGCGGCGTCACTTCAATCATCGGCGTCAGCTTTTCATCGTTGAACTGCTTGGCCGCTTCGGTCTTCGCGAACATCACGATCATCGGCACCGGGTCGATGTCCACACGCCGGCCAATGTAGTTCAGCAGCACCCCATCGGTCCAGGCCACTTGCGCCGACTTGCGGCACACAATCTTGAAAACATTCGGATCATCCAGTGCCTCGTGGATGCCGGGCACCCAGGGCGTGATGTCCGGGTTGTAGACGCCAGGCTTAGCCGAGGCCTTGCTTGACATCCTCCGTCTTTGCCGCGCCCATTCCGTGGTGGTCAACTTGACCTGCGGCGTGAGCCCTTTCGCCAGCCGGCGCAAGAGTGCCCGAACGCTCGGGGTCGTATCGAGCAAGTTGGGCAAGGCAGTCACGTATATGTTCTTCCATCAGTTGCACATCCACGTCAATGCCGTAGAGCGCATCAATCTCGGTTTTGAGTTTGTCGCCGAGCGAGGTCAGCTCAGTGCGAAAGGCTCCTACCATCTGCGCAAGCTCAGGCTCAAGTTGCGCCAGGTTCACCAGCTGGCCCTTCTTCTCGGCCAGTTGAAACAGTTTCAACTCACGGTCAACCCGCTCGGTCTGGGCACGCTCGCGCGTCAGATCCATCTCGCCATCGTTCGATGTGTGCCCGGACGCAGCGCCACGCAGCTTGCGGATGTAGGCCACACGGATGTCGTCCATGCTGGTCTTCTTCCAGTTGATTCCCATCTCAGCCATGTGCGTGCTGACCGCTTGCTGCGCCAGGTCCAGATGTTCAGCGATAGCTTTTTGTGTCGGCATGACTCACCTTTGTGGCACGTTTACAACCCCCCAGCAACTCTCAAAACTAGACGAATCTCGGGGTCATCGAGCCCGCTGTGTTTATGGCTAGGAAGGACCCGGGGTTTTACTCGTCGGTCGGCGGTGTTCGCTTCGATAGGCCAGTGCGCAACCACGTCAGCTCGTGCTCTAGTTGCTTGGGGAAGTCTTCATTGATCAGGTCGATGATCGCTTGCGCTACCACCTTGTTGGCCAGTGCATCCGGGATGCTGGGGCCGAACAGTTTGCGAATGGGTAAGCCACTCCACTGCACCTTGCCGTTCTTAACCACCTTCTTATGCTTGCCACCTGGCTCACGCTCAAACACTTGGGGGCCATTGCTGGTGTTGGCTACAAAGGCATGGGCAATCACTTTGCGGCCATTCAGCACGTTGACTGCGACTCCCTTGCTGACCTGTCTTGCACCGTACTTGATGAGGGCAATGGGCCTGCCACTGGCCAGCGCATCTGCCCTCAATCGCCCTGATGTTGCGCCCTTTATTTGGATTGCTTTCTTGATGTCTGCGATCTTGAGCTTGTAGCCTGCATCACGCACATTGCGCGCTGCTCTTGTCTTGACCTTGGCTATCACCTTGTTCAGGGCACGCACTACAGCAGGGCGTGTCTCACGGGAAGCTGCATTGAGCTCATCAATCACATCGCGAATGTTGGTGGTGACTGTGAGCTTCATGGGCAACCAAAAGAAAGGCCGACCGCAGCAGGTGGTGTGGGGGGACTGCTGGGCCGGCCTTGGTCGGCATCTAAAAACACTGTCTTTTTACCTGTCAAGGCAAAACCACAGCGTACCTGTTTTTAACAGAAACGTTTTACTTTGCATAATTCAATTTGCAGTCTCGCGCACTGCATTGCGCTGCGTGTAAGCCACCTGCAAC